CTCCGTGTCCATGGATGGCAAAGATAGGCGGGGAGTTTTATCCTGCTAAGTACCATTTTACAGTTGATTATACAGATAGCGAGATTGCCGATGACCCTGCACAGCATAAACAAAGTCATGTTCTTACCTTACTAGATGCCGGCGACTACACAGGTAACATTGTAGCCTTGCCAAACAACCGTGTTCGTGTTACTCATCCCGCATGGTTTGAGACGGGGGAAGGTCCTCCGGACTTTAAACCATCGCAGCATATACATTACTCAAAGTCTGATTTAGATTATGTGTTGGACGTTAACCAAATTTTTGATAATATGTACGCAAACAAGGATGAGTAAATGGCCGTATCAGATAGCACAGACTTCGAACTCGACGTTGCAGAGTATATCGAAGAGGCATTTGAACGTTGTGGTTTAGAGGTCAGAACGGGTTACGATCTTAAATCTGCCAAGCGTTCTCTTAATTTAATGTTAGCAGAGTGGGCTAATCGTGGCCTTAATCAGTGGACCATAACACAGACTACACAGGCTCTTACCTCCGGCACATCTACGTATAACCTGAATACAAACGTGATTGATATACTCTCTGTTGTTGTAAGACGTAGCAGTACAGATTTTGCTATGGAACGAATAAGCAGATCCACATATTTGGGCATACCAACAAAAAGCACAACAGGACGACCTAATCAATTCTTTTTGGATAGGCAAATAACACCGGTTTTAAAGATTTGGCCAACACCAGAAAATAGCACAGATACTATAATATTTGACGCTCTTACACGTGTGGATGATGCCGATACTTTTATTAATACAATGGATATGCCTTTTAGGTTCTTTCCCTGTCTAGCTGCCGGACTGGCTTATTATATCAGCATAAAGAGAGCGCCAAACAGAACACAAATGTTAAAAGCTATGTATGAAGAGGAGTTTCAAAGAGCGATGACTGAGGACAGAGACAGAGCTTCTTTTAATGTAGTTCCTCAGTATCAGTATTTTAGGAGCTCCTGATGCCACGATTTGCACAAGGTAAACACGCTTACGCTATATCAGATAGATCCGGCTTTCGTTATAGATATAAAGATATGCGCAAAGAATGGAATGGATCACTTGTAGGTAAAGACGAGTTTGAACCGAAGCAAGCACAACTTGAGCCTTTTCCAACAGTGGTTGATTCACAAGCCTTAAAGGATGCACGCCCTGATAGGAAGGAACCCATGACAGCTCCTGTAGGATCCGGGGGCTTTCCGAATAGAGGGGTGGAGATTAGAGCATTTGCTCTACTTGGAGAGGTTACGGTAACGACATGAGCTTTACTTTTACACAATTAAAATCAGCTATACAGGACTATTCAGAAAACACCGAAACAACTTTTGTTAGTAATTTATCTAATTTTATAAAGATAGCCGAAGAGCGTATATTAAAGAACGTTCAGCTTAGTGTTTTTAGAAAAAATGCAACAGCCGCCTTTACGTCTAGTAATCAGTTTCTAGCCTGTCCCGATGATTTCTTAACCCCTTTCTCCCTAAGTTTTACAGACGGTAGTAGTAATATAAATTTTTTAGATTTTAAGGATGTTAACTTTGTACAAACGTTTACTCCAAACTCTTCTACTACAGGGTCCCCTCGTTTTTACGCTTTGTTTGATACCGATAACTTTATAGTAGCGCCGACACCCAGTTCTAGTTTTGCGGTAGAGTTGCATTACTACTACAGGCCAAACAGTCTTACTGCCGGTAGTGATTCGGGCACAACGTGGTTAAGCACAAATGCGCCAAATGCCTTGTTGTATGGTAGTTTACTGGAGGCGTATACGTTTATGAAGGGTGAGCCGGATGTGATGCAAAATTATGCACAAAGGTTTACTGAAGCGGTGCAATCGCTTAAACTTTATGGCGAAGCAAAAGAAGTAACGGATTATTACAGAACAGGCATGGTTATGAGGGATAAACAATAATGTTAATGGAGCTACCTAAGACACCTGTTGTTGATATACACACTACAAATAATAGGGGCTTTACCCCGGAAGAGGTGGCCACACGGTGTGTGGACAAAATAGTTGAGGTAGGAGATAATGCTGCCCCTGAAATAAGGGACCAAGCACGAGCGTTTAAAGAACACCTTCACAAAGTAGTTACGCATTATATGAAAGAGGCTATTAAATCGGATCGAACCACTGTATATAATGCTATTAAAGATGCAGGGAATGAACAACTTGCAGAATATATAAGGAGAATGTAATGGCTATATCGCAAGCAATGTGTACGTCTTTTAAGGTTGAGCTCCTTAAAGGAGTGCATAATTTTACAAACAGCTCAGGTAATACCTTTAACATAGCATTGTATACTTCAAGTGCCAGTTTAGGGGCTGATACTACTGCGTATACCACTAGCAATGAAGTAACGGGTACAAACTACACCGCTAAGGGCGGGGCCTTAACAAACGTTACGCCTACGGCGTCAAGCACTACCGCGTTAACAGATTTTGTAGATGAAACATTTAGTAATGTGACACTTACAGCAAGAGGCGCCCTCATATTTAATGATACGGCTTCGGGTGATCCGGCGGTATGTGTGTTAGATTTTGGGTCAGATAAATCAGCGTCGTCAGGAGACTTTACCGTTGTGTTTCCGGCGGCTGACGCAAGTAACGCAATAATAAGGATAGCATAATGGCACTAAAGATTGCAGATAGAGTACGAGAAACTACCACCACCACTGGAACGGGAACTATAAATCTTGGTGGAGCTGTAGCAAATTTTGAAACTTTTGCTGATAATCTATCTAATTCCGATACTACCTATTATGCGATTGTAGACAGTACTAACGGTGCTTTTGAAGTTGGTCTAGGAACATTCTCGACAGGTAGTCCTAATACTTTAGCTAGAACCACTCCTATAGCGAGCTCTAATAGTAATAGTGCTGTTAACTTTGGCGCGGCTACAAAAGATGTATTTATAACAACACCTGCTTCTAAGATGGCGTTTTTAGATGCAAGTGGCAATCTTATATCGACCGGTGGGACCTCTTTAATGGAGGTAGCAAATGATTCGACTCCGCAGTTGGGAGGGGACCTTGACGTAAATAGCAACGGGCTTGTTTCTACCTCAAACGGTAATATAGCCATAACACCGAATGGGACGGGCGTAGTTAGGCTAGATGGTAATGTTGATATTCAAAGTGGCTTGATTGATTTAAAGAACAGTGGGGCCGTATCAAAGATTAAATTTTACTGTGAATCAAGTAATGCACACGCACAGACTTTACAAGGCGCACCTCACTCAGAAGCTGCCTCAAATTCCCTAACACTGCCAAGCACAGGTGGTGATGTTAACTTAGTCTCAACAGCATCAACTGCCACGCTAACAAACAAAACTTTTGGCGATAACGTAAGTTTTGGTGACAATAATATCACAAACGTAGGCGATATAGCTGTAGACTCTATTAGTGCAGATGGGACAGATATAAATGTAGCTGTATCCGACAACTCAGCCACAGCCTTCACAATAAAGCAAGGATCAGATAATTATCTTGTGGTAGATACAGGAAACAGTGGTGAGTCTGTAGCGATAGGTACAGGTGTATCAGGAACTGCTATATCTATAGGTCATACCACCTCAGAGACAACGGTAAACGATAACCTTACAGTCACAGGTAATCTCACAGTAAGTGGTACAACTACAACAGTAGACAGCACAACCATAAATGTTCAGAACACTTTAGTGTTTGAGGGTTCTACTCCTGACGCACACGAGACAACACTTACAACGGTCGATCCTACAGCCGACAGAACAATTAGTCTGCCAAATCAATCAGGCACATTGCCTGTATTAGCTGCGGCTAGTGCAACACAGATTACATCCACACCAGAGGAGTTAAACCTACTAGATGGGGTATCGGGATTAGTACAGGCTGATTTTACTAAACTTGCTGCGGTTGATTCTACGTCAGGAGAGTTAAACCTGCTTGACGGTTCTGCTAAATCTACATCATCTATTACGGTAGCAGACTCAGACGCAATAATAATAATTGATGGCACAACTACAAAGCAGATACCTGCATCGGATATAAAAACGTATGCGTCAGGAGATTCAGCGAGTAAAGGCTTTGCCACAGCGATGGCGATAGCATTGTAAAGGAGGTTGAATGGCACAAGATTTTGAAAGAGCAGTAGCAAAAGACAGTAGTAGCGATATCAATATAGGAACGAC